CGCCGTATCCGTCGCGCAGGCGCGCGCCGTGATACCGGTCAACGTCGTGTACTGCAGGTCGCCGTCCTGAGCGATGCGCAGCGAGAACGTCTTGAACGATCCTGTTGGCGAGAACACGATGTAACGACCGTCATGGAACCCTGCCGACATGAGGCCGGTCCACAGTGCGCTCCATTGCTGCTTGGTGACGATGTTCTGCGTGATGATCTGCGACCCGGACGGCGTGATGAGCGCGAGACCGTCGTGGGTGGCGTAAACTACGCCCGTACCAATGGAGACGATGGAGCGCGAGGCGAGACATGGCGCATCGATAGGAAGCTCTTGCAGCGTCAGGCTGGCAGGGTCAGAGCCTGTCGCTAGGTAGGTCTTCCCGCTCGTCGCCACGATGGCTGACTGGCCTAGTGCGCCAATGCCGATGATCTCGAAGTCGCACGTCTTGCGGTAGCGATCAGGCCACGCGTGCGGCTGATATGCCTCGCAGGCGTACAGCGTGTTCCCTTTCGCGGCGACGAAGAACCCGTTCTGCATCGCGGTCAAGCCGAACATACCGGACACCGGAGCCGTCCATTCCGTAGACGGCATCAGCTCGCCGATCTCCAGCGGATCAACGTCATCGGTGAACTGCACGATGACGGGCGTACTCGGACCGCCGCCGACCAATGCAACGTCCTTCACGAAGAAGAATTGCGTGTTGTTCGTGCCGGTGATCGTGCGATACACGCGCGCCGTCGCGATGTGGTCGTATCCGTTCGGACGCGCCCACGTCAACGTGATCGTTGCAGTACCACCATTGCGCCGCACGGTAACAACGTCACTCGGCGGCGACGGCGGCCCTTCCTCGCCCCAGTCGGAGACGAGCGTGAAAACATAGGTGCGGTCCTCGAAATCCGAGTCGGTGAATACCGCGCTCACCAGGGCGGCAGACGGGTCGACGAAATCCGAGTAGTTCGTGGTATCCGATCCGCGCAGCGTGATCGAGTTCGCCGTCACGTCGTCGACGAAGAACGACTTCCCCGACAGCTCGCGCATGTTCTGCGCCGTAGCATCAGCCGCCGTCGTGATGACGACCTGGACCTGCTGGCCTTCGGTGAATGGATGATCGGGCGCCGGGAACGTGACCACGGCAGGCTTCGCGTTGGTGATCTCGCTAGGCTGGCGCTGAGTTACCGCGGAGTCGTCGACCGGAGTTCCAGTTGGCCGCTCGATGGGCGCCGGAATACCGAGAATGCGCGGACCCGGAGTAAGCCCAAGCGTCTGCGAGAGCGTCGGGCTGCTCGCGACCATCATGGGCTGGCTGGTTACCGTCCAGTACAGTCGGCTGTATTGGTCGGCCGGGATTGGGCTGATGACGGGGTGAACATCGAGCAGACCAGACGCCCATGCGAGCCAGCGGCGCGCCAGGAATACGCCGCTATCGGAGAAAACGGGAAACCGGAACAGGCGCGTTATCGTCGTTCCAACCGGCCCAATGTCCGTTCCTGACCCGGTGTCGTACTCGATCGCTATGGGATCGCGCCAAGCCCGAACGTCCGTTCCTTCAAACTTCGTCCAGTCCGCGGCGACCGCCGCCGAGTCCGCCAGTTTCAGCGGATCGACGAGCGGCGCCATGCCACTAAACTGCTTAACCGACTGGACCGGCATGCTGCTGCGCCTTGAGCATGGCGAGTTCGTTCAGCGCAGTATCCAGCCGCTGCACGCAGTCCCGGATCTGCGCCTCGACGCAGCCGCGGGTCGCCGGCCTATCGTTGAGCGACACGAGATATTCCGCGCCGAATTGGGCGAGCAGGGCGAGGGAGTTCTTCGGGTCGATTTGTGCGCCTGGGACGACGGTGGTGTCGGTCACAGCTGGTACACCCTTGGCTCGGACATTAGGAAATTCGTCCCGTTGTACAACACATCGAATTCATATATGCAGTTTGATCCAGAGAACGTAGGAGCAACACCAGCCGCATGCTTGACGTTGGCGCTCCAAGTGCACGTGTAGCCCGGATTGCTCGGCGGCGTCGAGACTAGCAGAGTCCCGCGACGGTATTCAGCGCCAGGAATAATGTATGTGCTTGTGTCCTGCATCGTAACCGCGGAATTCGATGCGATCACGACACGCTGAATATCGTGCTCCTTCCAATCAATCGTCGTATTCGACGATAGCGCACCTTGTTCGGATGCTTTCCAGCGCGTTGCAAGGTGCCACTCAGTGCGCTCGACGTGCGTGTTTTTCATGACGACGATAGGATCGCCGCTTGCGTAATCAGTGTCATTCGTTACTCGCAGCGGATAGCGGCCGTCTACATTCGGCGTAGCAGGATTCGGGAAGTCGATAACGATGTCTGACCCGGTGCATCCAATTCCTCCGATTCGCTGGTATTCATCATCCTCTATATCGGCGAACATAAGTCCGCGCTGAAATGATCCGTTGTACGGAACGCGTATTCCGCCAGAATTCACGAGCAACGCATAAATATCCGGGTCGCCACTTCCATCCATCTGCACATGGCTGCTATCGAATCGCTGATGCAGCAATGGAGATGTAAGCGATCCTACAGTGATTGACTGGTATGCATACTCTCCCGATGAGAAAGCTGAGGCCACGGTGCCTTCATAGCCTCTCGTGCATGATCCAAGCGTGATCGTTCCATCACCGTTGTCAGTGAATAGTTCGTACTTAACGATCTCCAGCTTCGTCGGCGAAGTAAGCGAGTCGACCAGCGTGATAATGCTCGCCGTATTAAGCGAGTCCGCAGTAGGCTCTGGCGGGTCTACGTAAATACCGGTAGCTTTGTTAAGCGTGATTGACGTGTCTATTGCGGTGATGCTATCCGACAGGGTTGACCTGACGTTATTGCGCATGTTGTACGAAAGCAGGCTAGACACTTAAAGCTCCTTTGCGCGAATGAGAAAGTCAGTCTCGACGATGCGGCCTTCATGCGTATTGGCCGTCACCGTGACCTTGTAGGTGAATCCGTTTACTCCGCCCTTGAGCCACACCTTCGCACGCCGCGATGACGTTCCGCCTACAGCAACGACGCCATCCGCTTCCAGGTCAGGCGGGCCGCTGACAGCAGAGCCATCGGCGAAGCGCACCACGGCACTGATCTCGCCTGATCCGTCGATGTCGTCCGAGTCATCGGGACCGAAGAAGTCTTCGTAGTCGACATCGAAGTCCAGACGCTCGCCAGGCTGCTTGTCGAATCGTTTCAAGCTAGGCATCGACTATCCTCCTGATGCGGCTTGGGTACGCGGTGCGCGTCCGGAACGGAACGAATACCGTGCGCGTGATCGGCGCTTGGTCGAAGATGTTCATGTACAACGCTGGCTGGATCACGGCAGTGGCGGTCATGTCGGCGCCAAGACGCGTGATTGCGAACAACGACGCCAAGTCTATCGTAGCGCCCGCCGTAGCGTCGACGGCGAATGACCGGCCGCGGTAAAGCGTGACGATAGCTTCCTTCACGCCGGCCGTAGCGGAGACCGCCAGGCGGACTTGAAGCATGATGCGCGGAGCCGGCGACATGACGGCGGTCGCGGTGGCATTCACGGCCAACGCCTTGCGGCGCCGCATGGTGGCCGAGGCAAATCCGAAGGCGCGGATATTCTTCGTGCCGACGATGCTGTCTTGTCCTGGCGGAAGCTCACCCAGGTTGACGAGGGCATTCAGGAACGGCGGGGATATGCCGGCTATCGCAGAGGCGTCGGCGGATAGCCTACGGCGACGCGTGACCGACACGTCGGCTGTCGCGCTGGCTGCCATGTCGACGGCCAGCGGACACGAGCACGTCAGCGCCAGCGATTCCACCGTGCCGCTCGCCGTAGCGAATGCGGCCAAGTAAGCCTGTACGACACCGCCAACCTCGACGGACATGCCGCCGAAAACCTCAGCCGTCGCCGTGCCGTCAACCGCAAGGCCACGGCGCCGCGCGATGCTCAGCGCATCGAACATGGCCGTAGCGTCACCAGCGGCGGTCAGCGCCCTGCGAATGTGCAGGGGCACATCAGTAGTCGCCGAGGCCGTCGCAATCGCGCCAAGGATCTGCTGAGGGATTCCTATACCGGGGCTGTTGAGCGGCCCGGCGTTAAGCCAGTGGCCGTTCAGCACGGGTTAGTTCCAGGTGATCTTGACGGTGCCGGCAGGGAACGACGGAATGTCGGTCGGATCGATCGTCTTCGACGCCGCTAGCGCGCCCCAAAACAGCATGTTGCCGCCGGAGCTGGCGTCCATGACGCCGAAGTGCGTGACGGTCTGCGACGTACCGGAGTTCGCCGCGTAAACGAGATCGTTCGAGTTCGAGGCCGTGCCGGCGCCGTCGGGGACGGTGAACTGATCGGAATCGACCTGGGCGCCGCTGCGGAACGACACGCGCGCATAGCCGGTGTAGGTCGCTTCCGTGCCGCCTCCGGTCTCGCTCGGGGCCGCAGTGAGCAGCGCCAGCCAGAGCCTGCCGCCGGTGTAGGTGCCGCCGCGGAGAACCGCATTGCTGACGGCAGTCTCCAGCGTGTTGGTCATGTTGGACATGGATCGTACCTCTTAGGCAAGCGGGGTGAACTGCAGCCGCTGCGGTTCGGCGTAGCGGCCGGTATGCGTTTCTGCGCGCGCGGTGACGACCGCTCGGCGGTAGTTGCGGAACTCGATGTCGCCCTGCTTCGGGTTAGACCATTCCTTGCCGTTCGTCAGCATCATTCGCGACTTCGCGAGCGCGATGATCGCCTCGCGGTAGCGGTAGCCGAGTTGGTCAGGCATCTCGTCGGCCTCGCGCGTGAGACCGAGGACGGCCAGGACGGCGATCTCCTTGCCGACCTCCGCTGCGCCGGGCGTCGGCCAGACCATCAGCGTGTCGTCGCGCGTCACGACGGCGCAGCGCCGCGGAAGGCCGGTGTCTACGCTCGTGCGCGAGGCGTCAAACATCTTCCACTCCGGGAGCACTTCGAGCGCGCAGCGGTCGATCTTGACGCCGGTGAACAGGCCATCGTTGTAGATCTGCAACAGCAACGCGTCGGATGGAAGCGACAGGTAGTACTGCCATACGCCGGACGCCAGCGGGATAGGGTCAAGCTGCTCAATCCAGCAGCGCGAGTCAGCGAAGAACTGGCCAGCAGCGCGCGTGATCGCGTCACGGATCGCGAAATCAGGAGCTCCGGGGAGGTCGCCGCGCGTGTCGTAGACAAGATCAGAGAGCAACATTCTTCGGGTTCCTGACGCCGATACCGGTTGCAAACGCCTGCGCGTGGAACTGCGCGCGGTTCATCTGATCGCCGAACTCCGAGTCACGCGATATCGCCGTGGCGACGACGTAGTGAATCAACGCCTCGTGGTAGACCTGATCGATCACTGGCACTTGGCCGGCAATCACGTCTGTTGGGTCCTTCGCCACGCTGATGTCGAGCCGCGCTGAGCTGATGCGATTCGGGGAGATGACCGGGAATACCCAATACGTCACCGGGTCGTTTTCCGGTTCATAGCAGTAGTGCTCGATCTGCGAAGCTGTGCGGCGCTGCCAATCCGGGTCTTCGCGGTCGAGTACGGCACGCTCAATCAGCCGGATCGACCGGCCGACCGTGCCGTCGTCCTTCGCGTTGCGGTAGACATCAAGCAGCCGCGTCGCGCCGGGTGGCGTCGACTGCTTCGCCCCGTTCGCCACCGTCACCGTCACCGTCTCGCAGTACGCCTCGGGCTTCATCTGGCAGGTACGGCGCTGCCCAAGATTGATGTAGTCGATCAAGTCGGCCGTCGAATAGCGAACGCTACCGACATCTTGGAGGATGCCGGCAGCGGTCTCGACGATCTCGTTGACGGAGATAGCCATTTACAGCGGCGGGTCTTCGTCGACCGCGGGGATGACGGGAGGCGCCGGAGGAAGCAGCGGCGTGAGCGCGTCGTCGACAGAGGGATCTTCGACGACAGTACCGGGCCCGTCGCACTCGACCATATCGCCACGTGCCATCAAAGCTTCCGTGTAGATGTAGACGAACGGGTCGCCGTCACGCTTGCGAAGGTAGCGGGTATTCTCGGTCATACGGGCCTCAGAGCGTCACGTCGAAGCAGTGCAGCTCGACGACGAACGAAACGATTGCGTAGTCGAGGTCCGCTGACGGAATGACATCGATCGTGTCGGCGGCGGTGTAGTACTTGCCTCCGCTGTAGCCCGTGATCGTGTTCGGCGTGCCTTCCGTCAGCGCGAGCGTGCTGAGCGAGGACGCGACCGAGTTGACGTTGAAGTCGACCAGGAACCCGTCCGTGTCGGAGCCATCGCCCACGTCGACGACAGCAGCGCCGCCTTCCGCCCGATGGCAGATCGCAGCGATGCGCGAGACCAGCGTGTTCTTCGGGACCTGGAAGATCGAGAGGACTTCGGCGGAGCTGGCCGGCGTCTTGGAGAAGTCGATGGTGAGGCTCTGCATGGACCAGCCACGCGTGCTCGACCATGCGACTTCCGGGCTGGAACCCTTGGTGAAATCTTGTGCCATTTTCGTAACCCTCTGGAGTGGTTAGGGCGGCCCGTGAGAGCCGCCCTGCGGCGATCAACCCTTGCGCACGTAGGCGTGGACGATCGCTTCCGGCTTGAGACCTTCCCAGCCGCAGACCTGCAGGCCGCGGTGGAAGCGCCCGATCACTTCCTCGGGCTCGACGATCTTGCTGTCGACGATCTGCGAGGCGAACGACGCGCCCGACTTCTGGAGAGCGACCACGTTCCAGCACTTATTGCCGCCGTCGGTGACGGACGACAGCAAGTTCGACTGGTACACGTCCATGTCATTGACGCGACCAACGCGGCCGTTGCGCAGCGGCGAGGTGTTGTCGCCGGTGAGATAGGCGGCCTTGAGGTCCGAGAGCTTGAGCGCGCCAGCAAACCAGTTCGGCACGATGATGGCGCGGTCATCCATTGGCACGTTCTGCTCGTCGAACACGGTGCCGATATCGACGATTAGGTCGACGGCGTTCGTCTTCGTGATCGCGAGCGGCGTGCCGGTGACGCCGAGGTTGATTGAACTGGATTCCGCACCGGCCGTGGCGCCCTTGTTCTTCGCGTGCGCGTCGCCGTAGATGTCCGCCAGGAATTTCGTTTCCCAGTAGATCTTCGACCTTTCGATCGCGTCATCGCCCCACTTCTGCATCCAGTCGATGTCCGACTGGTGCTCGTCAACCTTGTCGATGCCGGCGAACCAGTAGCAGGACTGATCGATGTACAGGAACTTGTTCGGCGCCTGCGGGTATTCCGGGACAAGTGTCTGCCCCTTGATATACGGCTTGATCGTGATGTCGGGGACCTGGCGAATGATCACCTTGTCGCCGACGCCCTTGATTTCGCCCTCGTAATCGGTGTTCGTGACCATCGACATGAACGTCGCGGCGTAGAACTTCTTGAGAGCCAGTTTCGACCAGACTTCGGGGATCAGAACACCCGAATGTTGCGGGTAACCCGCAGCTGCACCAATTGCCATGACGCACCTCGTTCCGTTGTTGAGCGGCGCGAGGTGCGTTGTCAGCCGTCAGTGCTTGACACGCCCCTCGCTGTATGCCGCGAGAATGTCTCGTTCCGTCTCGTCGATGCGCTGCTGAGACCAGCCTCTGGCTTTCATCCGACCCTTGGCGACATCGTTGAAGAAGTCATCGATTTCACGGGTCGTCCAGATGCGGCCCTGCGGCGCCGCCACGTCAGGCGCGCGACCGGAGATCGGTGGCACAACAGGCGCGGAAGGAGGCGGAGGTGTGGCGGGTTTCGAGGCGGCAGAGCGCTGATCGTCGAATCGGCGGATGATGCGGGCAATGCCCGGTCCGTCGAATTCGCTACAGGCTTTGTCGAACTCGAAACCGAAAGGCTGACCCGTAGCCGGGTTGAACTCCGAGAGGTACTCGGCGAACTCCGGACTGCTGTCGATTTCCCGCCAGTTTTTCGGCGCAAACTCATCCAGGAACGCTGTGGCGGCATCGGCCTTGCGCTGCCGGTCCATCGCATTCGCCCGTTCTTCACGCTCCCTGCGAGCGATTTCCAGCTCGTTTTTCAGCGGGGCAGCGAGTTGTTCGGCGCGATGGTCGATGGCCTCGATCAGCTTCGGATCGAAATCCGAAAGATCCGGTGCCGGCTTCGGCGGCGTGGCGGGTGCGGGCGGGGCGGCGGTAGCCTCAGCGAGCTTTCGCGTCAGCTCAGCAATCTGCTGACGCATCTCGCGAATGTCCGCGCCCTGCTTTTTCAGCGCCCCATCCTGCACGGAGATCCGGCGAGCCTGCGATTCGTTCGTTGCCTTGAGAACTTCCTCAGGCGACGGCGTAGGCGCTGGCGGTGGTGCCGGTTCGGCGGCGGGCGGAGGCGTTGCTACGCTCTCACCACGACGTTGAAGCTCCGCTTCCGCTTCCGCGGCGGCGGCCTGGACTTGCCTGGGAATCGACATGGGTTGCCTTTTAGCGATCCGCGCAACGGTTTTCGCTGCTGCAGCATGGCTTGGCCTGATGCTGCCTATCTCACGGCGCGGGTTGTTCGTGAGAATCCCGCGAAACTACGGAAGGGTTTGTACCCTGAGCTGCCGAAGCGGCTTCGGGTCTACGAGGTCCACGATGTCCATCAGTGCCTGCGCACGTCCCTGCAGTCGTTGCACCTGACTCGCGTCAGCTTTAACCAGGGATGTCTTCGCGTCTTCCAGCTCGACGCGCAGATACTCGATGACGCCTTGGAACCCGGTCTCACGTCTGATCCGCAGAAGGTATTCAGCAACGTGATTTGGGATTGGAGTATTCATGTTTTTTAAGTCTCGTCAAGAGACCAGGTTCGCCACGCGTCCGCCGGCCGGCTGGCCATCCGGAGCAAGCGCGGCCGGAGCCGGCTGGCCAGGGGAGCCAGGCCCAGGCAGGCCGACCGCCTGCATCGCTGCGGCTTTCAACTTCTGCAACAGGGCCTCCTTCTCCGGCACGATGTCCGGCAGGTCGAGTCCGTCAGCGATCGAGCGCAGCGCCTCGGCGCGCCCTTCCGGCCCGATGATGCTCATGTCTACCGGGTTATTCGTCTGCGCCAGGAACTCCGCACGGCGCATCTGCTGCTGTTCCTTGACCAAGATCGTCGAGACACCGATCGCCTTGAACTTGATGTCGCCCTTGATCGACGGGTCGG